GAATATTCCTTTTGATAATGGTCATGTTAATGTCAGCAGCTTTACTGTTAACTATGAAGAGTATGAAGGATTTGAGGATAGAGGGGAGTTATCTTTTCCCAATTTGCCGCCCAACCAGTGGTATATGGTCGACCTCTTCCCAGGGTTTAATTTCAACTTACGGGGTTCCGCGTATCGTTCAGACTCAGTAACTCCTCTTGGACCTAACAAAGTTCTTATTGAATTTAGAGGTTATGGTTTACGTAAGGATACACCTGAAGAAAGACAAACGAGAATTAAACACCACAACTCTATTTGGGGACCATTCGGTCGTAACCTACATGAAGATTTGATTGGTGTTGCAGGTCAAGGTACTACAATGAGAGAAGGTACTGCAACAAGAAATATTTTGCATGGACGTCATGAAAATTCTACAATTCATGATGAAGTTGGAATGAGACATTATTACGAAGCATGGGGAAATATGCTTGGAGTTAGTCCAATGAATCCCCTACAATTTGAAAAGGCAGCATAATGGCTGAAGAAAAGAAAAACGGTATTGTGGCTAAAACAGACCACAATGAATTTGAGTTGATGTTAAGATTTTTAGGTAATGAACTTATTGCTATTAGATTGGCAGCAACAAACTTTAACGGTAAATTGATTATGTGGAGTATTGTCCTCATGATATTTACATTTATGATAATGGAGGTGTTCGGTCTAAGTGCAATGCTTGGATTTGGCGATAATATGTAATGAACAAGTTTGGCAAACAACTATTAGCTGGATGGATTTTTTCTATCGGCGTTATTTTATTTTGTAATATAGCATTTGCAGGACCAAATGACTATACACCACCAGCTAAAGAAGTACCGATGTGGGTTCAAAAACCTGTACAATGTGCATCGCCCGAAGCGGTGTTTGATCGGATCGAATCAGGTGGTTTGTTACCATTATTTTCTTCAACAGGTAATGCTCGAGTTGAAGATGAAATGTACGCGTTGCCATACGGATTCTTTTATAATCCAGACACTGGTTATTGGTTATTTGTAGAATTCTTTTCGCCAACATCAGCGTGTGTAATTGGCGTTGGTGAAGGTGTAGATTTTGATGTACAAGGTAAAGAAACGAAAGCACCATTCTAAAAAAAATGATAAGTCTTTGTTTTTGTTTGATAACAAAATGCGTTTTTTAGTGTACAAAGCTGAAAAAACAGGGTATAATAGATCTATAAAATGAAGAAAGCAAAGAGGAGCTTATTATGTTTTTAGAAAATCTTACAAAGTTAGAACAGAACCTTTGGAAGTCTCACGTTGAATTCTGTGGTGTTGACCATGGTATGGCTGAAATGTATGCTGAAGATCGTAATGATGTGATCGAAGCCAAATATCGGTATAAGCGTGGACATATGGGTTCTCTTCGTAGCTTCATCGATCGTATGGATACACATCCACGCGAAGGTGTTGTTATGGCTTTTGCTGCCGATCTTGGTGAAGATTGGGTTTTTGAAAATCTTGGTTATGAGGTGCGCTAATGGAAGGCTTTGAGTTTGAAGGCATTTGGATTGAAAATCCGTATTTGTCAGAGTGTGGTCGTTTTGAAGTAGATCCTAAAGAATATTATGGAATTGATGTAGATGAAAAATCCGATAGCTAGATATTTAATGTGCGCATATGCATATTATGTTGAAGATGATCCACTAATCTCTGATGAAGAATTTGATGAGCTGGCTAAGTTTATCCATAAAAACTGGGATGCGATTGATCATCCACACAAAGATCTAATTATACCAAACGATCTCTTGGCTGGTACCTATCTTGGTGAATATCCAACTATGATACCTGGTGCGGTAAAAAGTTATAGAAAAATAAATTCACTTTAAATGAAAAAAAGCATGTACAACTGTGAATTTGTATGGTATAATATATAAGTAAAATCAAAATGGAGAATATATAATGGCACATATGGTAGAAACAATGGCGTACGCAGGTCAAGTTCCATGGCATGGTCTTGGTGTTCCAGTATCGAACGATCTGACACCAGCACAAATGATGGAAAAAGCTGGACTTAATTGGAATGTACGCGAAGTTGAATCATATATTGAATTCGATGGTCGTAAGATGCCAACTGGGCAAAAGTCTTTAGTACGCAACACTGACGGTCGTATTCTTACAAACGTTGGTGAAAATTGGAATCCAGTTCAGAATGAAACTGCATTTGAATTTTTCCATGAGTATGTAATGGCAGGTGATATGGAAATGCACACTGCTGGATCATTGAAAGATGGTCAAATGGTATGGGCTTTGGCGAAAGTCAAAGATTCATTCGAAATTTTAGGTGGAGATCGTGTTGATTCGTATCTTCTCTTCTCAAATCCACATCAATATGGAAAAGCAATTGATGTGCGCTTTACACCTATTCGCGTAGTGTGTAATAATACTCTTTCACTATCACTTGATTCGAAAAAAGACAATGCTGTTCGTCTTGGACATCGCACTGAGTTTGATCCATCGACTGTGAAAGAAGCTCTTGGTATTGCATCTGAAAAGATGTCATCATATAATGAGATGGCTCAATACCTCTCAACAAAAAGATTTACACAAGATTCTTATATCGAATATTTGAATCAGGTATTTCCACGTACAGCTGATAAGCGTGTACAAGGAAAAGGTCTTTCTGTTGATACACTTTCGCGCAATGCGAAGTTATCATACGAAGCTCTTGATACACAACCAGGTGCAGAGTATGGTGAAGGATCTTGGTGGCAGGCATTTAATTCTGTCACTTATATAACAGATCATGTACAAGGTCGTAATGAAGACAATCGTCTCTATTCATCTTGGTTCGGTGGAAATCAACTTCGTAAGAAGGATGCATTGAAATCGGCTCTTGAATTTGCAGACGCAGCCTAGGAGGGCTATATATTATGAATACAAATAAAACAATTCGTGATTGGGTTATCAACAATCCTAATAGAAAGTTTTCAGCTAAAGAAGTTCAACAAGAACTTGGCATTTATCGAAGTACTCAAGTAAGTAATGAGCTAGGTGCGTGTACTGGAAAACGAGCAAGTTATATGAAACGAGCTGGTCTAAAACTTGAAGTCGTTGATAAAGGTGCATCTGGATCATACATTTATTGTGCTACTCCAATCGGAGGTAAAAAAGTTACTGTTCCAATGATTGGCACTATTGCAATGGTACCAATTAATTTAAGTGATCCAAATATTAAAACTAGCGCGATAGCAACCGAACTTGCTCGGAGACTTAATGTATCGAGTTAAAGGTTACTTTAAGCATCATATTGTTGTCAGGTATTTTCTTGACCAATATGATGCTATTGAATTTAAAGACGTAGTTGATGCTCACTATCCACTACGAGTTACATATGAAAAGGGAGTTTATCCAGTGAGGACATTTATAGTTAATGGTTGGAATGCTGTAATGGATGATAGACGAAATCCACTCAGTAATATTCCACATCTCGGGACAAGACATATGGTTATGCAAGTGCTAGCGTGGATGTGGTGTATTGTATTCGCATTTATAGTTGGCAGTTGGACAGCATTTGGTGTGAGCGCAGTAGTTCATATTGTCTTGCTTGCTGCAATTGTAATTACTGTAGGAACATTTGAAACAGCTCGTAGATCTCCACAATATTTTGGGGGACTAGGACGAGGTAATGGTGGAGAACACGAATGAACGTATTAAGATCTGTACATAGAGATGCTAAAGCTATTAGCATGGGAAAAGATAAAATTAATTCTGAAATTGAATTTTGGGAAAATAGTAAACGTAAAGTTCGTGCAGTTAAAGAAAGATTAGAAAGATTATATACAGCTCGAAATCAAATTGATGAGAATCCAGAACATATTGATACGCTAATGGATGATTTAAAAGGAATTCAAAATGAAAGCGCATAAACTAGATATGATTGCTGCATGGGCGAAAGATGCCGGTATTAGTGGTTTTGATCATTTAGATCCAAAAAATATCGAAAGACAGCGACAATACGGGATCAAAAAATATAATGAAAATAATCGCGAAAAACCTAAAAAGGATGAATAAACTAATGCATTGGTTTAAATTCAAATACAAAAAATGGTTGGATAAAAAACAAGCAAATGTACCTAAGTATTTAGGTGGTAAGTAATAAGAAAAAGGGCATTTAGGTGCTCTTTTTTTAGGTTTACTTTTATTATAAATAGTGGTATGATATATCTAATAATGGAGGTAACAGTTGTTACGGTTTACAACATTTTTAAGTGAGGCAAAAATGACTACTTATGTGAAAATGACACCTGCGCAATGGTCAAAACCTAATTCGCAGACTAATCAATCGCGATTAGATATATTAAGAAAGATTATTAAGAATGGAGATAAGATCCCATTAAACACTGGCGCTGAGGTAAAGATTGATAATACTAATGATAATTTAGCCGCAGTAGATAACTTAGAAAAAACATTAAAGCCAGTAAAATTAGTTAGTAGTAGAGGAGAAATATCCTCATCACAAATTGGCAAATCAGCCGCATTTGGCGGAGCACAGAGTGGAGCTGGTGGAGGAACAAAGAATACTGCATTAGCAGAAGGTCTACAAGCGATTTGGATTCATGCTATGTTGGGAAAAAGAATACAACCATTCGAATCCTATTCACAATCAGATTTAAAAGTTGCTTATGGTAAAGCAGAAGTAAATATGTTATCGTTAGATGAAATGCTAAGTATGGATGCATCTTGGCATTGGTCGGCATATTGGTCAGCGAAGATTTTAATGAATAAAGGATACTTGAAGACTGGCATGACAATACATCGTGGTGATGATGTGATGAAAGCAATTTATAAATTAAAAGATAATGCATTTAAAAATTCAGGTATAGTAAAATTGGGTGACGATAAGTGGAATCCTGGAGATGTTTGGGCTATAGGAGCGAGAGTAAATATTTCAAGTGAACTATCAGATGAAAGCATTCAAAAACTAAATTCAGATCTTGTAGCTGCATTTGACGATAGAAAAATAGTAGGCATATCTCTTAAGAAGATTGTTTCAGAGGCTGGTGCCAAACTTAAAGAAGAAAATCGTACAGAAGAAGTTGATGATCATATATTTACTCGAGCATCATTAATGGCATCATTTGCTAAGAAAGGTGAATCATTCTTCCGCAGCAAAATGGGTTTAGTTATTTTTGATACAACAAGTAAAATGGATGTTAGAGCTTCAGCAGCATTTGCATCTCCTAATATGGAGATTACATTAAAAACTGCAAGAGGTGGTAGAGCCAACTGGGCACAGGTAACTCAATCAGCAAAAAAGAGAATGAATTATACTATGCCTACGAATGCTGAACTTACACGAATGGCTAAAGATTTAAAAAACCGAGGTGCAAAATCATCGTATGCTAATAATTTTTATTTAATGGCTAAAACTGTACATCCAACTATTCGTGATAAAAATCAATTTTTGTCAGATATGGAAACACAAACTGCTATACAACTACATAGTAAATTAGCAGCTACACATGTTTGTTCATTATTAGAAAAAAATAAAAATAATGGTAAGGCAAGTGCATTTGTTTCTGACTTAGTAAATTTTGCTGGATCTAAAACTGCTGAATCTTCAATTTATGTAAAGGTGTATGAATAATGAAATTTGCTGAATTTATAACTGAACAAAAAAATACTCATATGACACATATAGAAGATAAAGTTTTATATGGCGGTGTAAAAGGTACACGCGATGCTATAATGGCATTACGTTCATTAAGAGACATGTTAGGAGGTCAACATGCTGGCAATGTATCTCTCAAGTGGGACGGTGCTCCTGCTGTGTTTGCTGGGATTGATCCTAGCGATGGAAGATTCTTCGTGGCGAAGAAGGGGATCTTTAACAAATCTCCCGAAATATACAAGAACGATGCTGATATTGATGCTGCTACTAGCGGCGATCTCAATACAAAGCTTAAGCTTGCTTTACAATATTTACCCGAACTAGGAATTAAAGGAATTATACAAGGTGATTTTCTCTTTAGTCCAGGCGACGTTAAAAAGACTCGAATTAAAGGGGATCAATATATCACCTTTCACCCTAATACAATCGTATATGCAATACCGGCAGGCACGGAAATGGCCAGGAATGTACAATCGAAAAAGATCGGAGTTGTATGGCATACGACCTACACAGGATCGTCATTTGAATCGTTAAGAGCCTCATACGGTGTTGATGTATCTAAATTAAGAAATTCAAAAAATGTTTGGTCTCAAGATGCAATGCTTCGAGATATGACCAAATATACAATGTCTAAAAAAGATACGGAGGAAGTTAATGCTCATCTTTCTAACGCAGGTAAAATCTTTAATCAAATCAGTGGTAACACGCTTAGGACTCTTGAGGCTAATCAAGATCTTGCTCGCCTTCTTGAAACTTTCAATAATAGTTATGTACGTAAAGGTCAAATTGTTACTAACACTCGGACCCATGTTAATAAACTGGTTGCTTGGATTAATACGAGGTACAAAAAAGAAATAGATAAAAGATCATCTGCTGCTGGTAAAGCTGCGCAACAAAAGAAATTAGATGAAATATTATCGTTTTTTTCAGCAGAAAACAAAGATTCATTAAAAAAAATGTTCGATTTGCAACAATCTATCGTAATGGCGAAATTAAAACTTATAAATATCCTTAATAAGTTAAGTAATATTGACACATTCTTAAAGACCAATAACGGATATAAGACAACTGGTCAAGAAGGATATGTTGCTATTGACACACTTGGTGGTGATGCAGTGAAAATTGTTGATCGTATGGAATTTTCATATGCCAACTTTTCACCGGATATATTAAAGGGATGGGATAAACCAGGAAGGTAAAATAATGGGAAAACCATTACGATTTAAAGATATGATTAATTCTGATCCAGCTCCTGGTGAAGATGATTCAGTAGCATATCAAAAGTCACGTCTAAAGCGTAATGCTACAGACGAAGCATTAAACATGTCTCAGCGTTTAGCCCGTAAACGCTTAATGAGAAAATTAGCTCCTAAAATTAAAATCGGTAGAGAGCGCGCGAAACGTCGTATGCCTGATATGGCAAGATTTAAACGCCGCGCTGATAAAGCTGCGCGTAATTTCTTCTTAAAGAAATTTTCAAAAGGTGAAGCTAAAGCAAATTTGCCAATGGCTAAAAGAATGGAACTAGAAAAAAGATTAGAAAAACCAGCAATGAAGAAACGTATTGCGATGTTGTCTAAGCGATTAGTGAAAGATGTCCGTAAAAAAGAAATGGACAGAAGGAAACAAAAATAGTATGGAATTTTCGTTTAAGAAATTCTTAATTGAAGAAGAGAAGACGGTTTATTTTACATTTGGTAGAATGAATCCTCCTACAATTGGGCATGAAAAACTTTTAACATCTTTGGCTAGAAAGGCTGGTAAAAACCCATATCGCATTTTCTTATCGCCGACTCAAGATAAAGAAAAAAATCCAATAGATTATAAAACTAAAGTAAAATTTGCTCGTAAAGCATTTCCTAAACATGCACGTTCAATTGTTTTGTCACCTACTGCACGCAATATTATGGAAGTTGCAAGTAAAATATATGATGAAGGATTTAAAAATGTTGTAATGGTAGTTGGTTCTGATAGAATCAGAGAATTTGAAACTCGCTTAAATGCAGTCAATGGTAAAAAAGGTCGCCATGGTTTCTTTAACTTCCAAAAGATTTCAGTTATGAGTGCAGGTGAACGAGATCCTGACGCTGAAGGTACTGAAGGCATGTCAGCATCTAAGATGCGTGATGCAGTTACAAATAAAGATTTTACTACATTTTCTCAAGGTCTACCTAAAAGTGTTTCTAATCAAGATGCAAAAACTATTTACAATACAGTTCGTAAGGGTATGGGTCTAAAAGAACAAACAGAATTTAAGAATCATATTCAATTAAATCCTATTTCTGATATAAGAGAATCATATATTAATGGTGACTTATTTGCTGCAGGTGATACAGTTGTTGTAAAAGAAACATCTGAAATTGGAAAAATTATTCAGTGCGGTAGTAACTATGTTATTGTTGAAACTAAAAACGGTCAATATAGAAAATGGTTAGATAGTGTAGAATTAATAGAAAAAGTGGCTCAAGACAAAGACGTTGCTGCTGTAAAAGGTACACAGCCGAAACCATATTATAAGGGCTTGAAAAAAACTACTAAAAAATCTAGAGCTGATCATTTTAGAAGTTATGCTAATAAATCAGATGCCGAGAAAAAAGCAGCTCCATACAAAAAAGCACCTGGAGATGCAACAGCAAAAACTAAACCAGGTAAATGGACTAAAAAATTTAAAGATATGTATGGCGAAGATGTTGATATGGCCAAAAAACGAATTGATCGAGAGAAAAAAATTGATCAGATTAAACACGATCGTATGTTAGATAGAGCAAGAACTCGTGATACTATTAAAAAAAATAAGGAAACCAAGTAATGACAATGAAGTTTAACGAATACTCTGATTTGTATGAAGCTAGCGGATTAGCAGATAAAGCTAAAAAATCTGGTGTATCTGTAGGCACTTTACAAAAAGTTTATAATCGTGGTGTTGCAGCTTGGAAATCAGGCCATCGCCCAGGAACTAATCCGCAACAATGGGGCCATGCCCGCGTTAATGCATTTATTGTTAAAAAGAAAAAGGGTGGTCTTAACCACGATAAGGATCTAGCGTAATGAAAACATTCGATCAAATTAGAGATGAAGCTAAGTCGATTACTGAGGCATCGGCCACACCAGGCGATCATGAAGATGCAGCGCATGCACATAGAACTGCTTCAAAACAACCTAAAATGGATTTAAGAGCAGTAAAAGCTCATGAAAAAGCAGCTGAACATCATGATACTGCCGCTAAACACCTTAAAACCGGTAATGCATATGCTGCTCAAAATGCACATATCAATGCTAAAAATGAAGCCGATAAAGCTAAAGATCATGGTAATGTTCACTCTAAGAGAGCACATGCTGATACACGTGCTATTGGCGAAGGTTATGCTTCTGCTGCTCAACGTAAAGCAATTTGGGCAAATAAAGCCGATGGTGGTAAAGGCCATCCAGACAATAAGAAAGAAGCAAAGTCTGCAGATTTAAAGCCTGAAAAATATACAGATGCTAATGGCAAAACCAAAATTCGAATGGTGCCAGTTACAAGAGAAGATACAGTCAACGAATTAGATACTTCTACTTTAGTTTCTTACAGAAAAAAAGCTAATAAGCAAAGATATAGTAACGATATCTCAAAAAGAGGTAAAAGAACTGATGGTGTCGATAGAGCTGATAAAAAATTAAGAAAACGTAATATCGATAAATTTGGTAATCCTGCAGAAGATACTTCTGATGCAGTAAAAGCATTCCTTGCCAAAGGCGGTAAAATTAAGAAACTTCCACCAGCAAAAGCTCAAGGTTATCATGGTAAAGATGATCCAGGTTCTGATGTGCACGGTTTGATTAGTAAGCCTGATACTAAAGATATGGGTACTCGTAAGAAGGTCAAGTCAATGGAAGGCGTTTCTGAATCTATGCTTGGTATGAGAGGTTCAGAAAGGTTAAATGGTGGTAAATCAAAAGATCCTCGTTTCAAGTCATCTGCTTCTCATATTGATTATCACCATAGACAAGCTGGTGGACATCAACTACCAGGCGGAGATGCTGATAGTCATAGATACAAAACTGCTAAAAAACTCGGATATAGAGTTGAAGCTGTAAAACCAACAAAAGCTATGCACGTTTTTGATAATGAGAAAGATGCTCGAGCTAAAGCAAAAGATATCGATGGTAAGTACGTAAAAGGTACTGGCAAAAGTGATGGCAAACATGCTGCAATTAAAGAGATCTCTCAAGATACTAAAAAGAGTTACATCAAAAAAGCTGCAGATGATATGAGTAAACAGGCAGACAAAATGGCTCGAGCTCAGCGCGGCGATGGAAAGATGGACAAAGCAGTTAATAAATTTGTTAATCGTCGTAAAGGCATTGCACGTGCTGTAGAAGCTAAAGAGACAGATCCGCCATTCGATGATGCTAAAAAAATATCTACAACTCCAACTAAAGATCAGTTTGGTAATGTGATTAAGAATCGTGCTAAAAGTCTAGCAAGAGCTGCGGCTAAAAAGGCTGGTGGTGATATGGGTGATAAGCAGAAGAAAGAATCTGTGAATGAACTCGATCAAAAAACTATGAATAGTTATTATGGTAAAGCTCAGAGAAGTAAAGATAAAGCTACTAACTCTGCAGTTGCAACTATTTTGAGAAAAGGTGATCATTCAAAAGATCTTCAGACTCGCAATAAACGTGATAAAGGTATGGCACTCGCCAAGACAAGAACACTTAAAAGTATCCGCGGAGATAAGTAATGAAATCGTTTAAGTCTTTTTACGAAGCTATGACATTTAAAGTAGAGGTTGAAGGTTTACCTGCAATGTATGTAAATGGTAATTCTCCAAGTGAAGTAAAAACTCACTTAAGAAAATTAGTTAAACAACCATCTTTAATTAAGTCAGTAAAAAGACAAACAAAAGCCGATGTTAAAAAGATGTATCGTGATAAAGCTCAGGGCAAATCTGTTGAAGAACAACGTAGACTTCCTATTGGTAAGAGAATGTCAGGAAATCCTGATAATCAAGCGCTAAAAGATAAAGCAAAAGCGATGGTTAAAACACTTCCTCCATCAAAACCTTTAAAAGATCTGCCTAAGGAAATGACTCAACAAAGTAAGACTCATCCTAATCTTAAAATTGCTGTAGGCAAATCTGCGCAATCAGCAAAAGATACAAAAGCTCGAGCAGATAAAAGAAAAGCAAATAAGCAAGGTACATCTTTAGCAGCTGATACTTCAGGCAATGTTGATTATGGATCTGATAAGTCGATTAAGATGATGAAGAAAGTTACACCTGGCGAAGCCAATGAAGGCAATGGCCTTTGGGCTAATATTCACGCTAAGCGTAAACGTGGAGAAAAGATGCGTAAGAAGGGCGAAAAAGGTGCACCTACTCCAGCTGCAATTGCGAGTGCCCAAAAGAATGAAAAGATTACTATAGGAAAAATTCGTAGGGCAGCATACAAAACTGGCAAAGTGCTAGGAGATGTTAACGCAGTTAAAAAAGGTAAAGTTGCAAGAAGAGTTAAAAACCGTATGGTTGGTAAGTTACTTGGCAAAGCTGTTGGAAAATTAGGACTATTTAAATAGTGGAAAAGTTTAAAACATTTTTTGAAAAAAAGTATGGAGACTCAAAGGGTCATTTCATTCCTACATCGAAGGGTGCTGGTATGACTCAAAAGGGTGTTGATGCTGTTAATCGAAAGACCGGCGGTAATCTTAAAACTGCAGTAACTGGTACAGTTAAACGTGGTTCTAAAGATGCTAAACGTCGCAAATCATTCTGCGCTAGATCCCGTAGTTGGACCGGCGAAAGAGGTAAAGCAGCTAGAAGAAGGTGGAAATGTTAATGAGTAGCGAACAAACAACTAATTCTAGGCTTAACCGCATTGAAGAAAAAATAGATAAACTAGCCGAAGCAATGATTTCACTTGCTCGTGCAGAAGAAAAGATACACAATTTGTCTGAAGATCATGATAAGATGTATGAACGCATTAATCGTTTATCTACAAAGCTAGACGAGATTGAGAAGAAAGTAGATGATAATCATAGGACAGTGTGTCTTATAAATAAGTTAGTATATGCTGCTCTAATTGCGGCTATTGGGGCGTATGTGGCTCAATTCATATAGGAGAAAGAAATGTTCGATAAGAACCCATTTAGTGAGTATAGGGCCACTCAGCAACAGGTCCAAGAAAGAACAAGTGCAGAATGTAACGGCATGGTTTGTAAAAACTGTGGAGATACGTATGGCAACCCAACTGAGGGAAGCTGCATGTACGATTCAAAAAATCCTAACGGAAAAAATTGGATGGAA